TAGCTGGGTTAGCATCTGCTCCTGCTCGTCGCGGAACTCTTCAATCTGCTCGGTCAACTGCCAGTTGATGTAGTCGCGCTTACGTTCTGCAACCTCGGTCTTCTCATCGGTCACGTCACCCAGAATCTTGGTCTTGGCTGGGCCGTCTGGTGGGAACATCTCCTTGATGGCGCGGGCGGCGAAGTCTACGCAGGCTTCGGCCATCATCGGGTGGACGACCTTGGAGGCTCCGAGGAACTGAGCACCGCCGGGGGCATCATCACCCATCCCAGTGCGGCGCAGTCCTTCCTCGTACTGCTTGTCGCGCTTCTTGCGGGCTTGGCGGTCATTGTCAATCAGTTCGATGTACCGCATCGCCAATGACTCCAACTCACGGACGCTGACGACCTCTTCGGCCATGTTGGCGTAGAAGTCCTCGTCCTCGCTTGGGCCTTTGAAACCAGCAAGGCTGACGACAGCAGAACCGTCTGGCAACTCCTCGACCTCTGGCTCCTCGCCGGGGAGCATATCCACCTCAGCGCCGCCCTCATCGGTCATGCGGATGCCGTCGATGAAACGGTCTGAGTCTGGGTCGTTTGGAAATTCTGTCGCCATGTTCAATCCTTATTTCGCTTTGGAGGCCAGAGCTTTGAGACCTCGGCCAGCCTTGGAGGCCACCGCTGGGCCGAAGAGCATCGTGGGTAGCTCCATCATCGGGAACTCGTTCTCACCCAAGAACTTTAGCCTCTTGAGTTCGGTGTTGAAGCCAGAAGAGCCGCCGTATACGTCGCCCTCCTTCGTGGTGTGCAAGTCAGCCAAGCTGACTTTGGGAACCCTGTCTTTGGTGTCGGACGGAAGCATCACCGACTCAGGCTTGCTCATGCCGGGGATTTTGGTTTGGACATAGTCGCCAAGCTCCAGCCCCATGTGCAGCATATCGTGGGGTGATCCGACCAGTGCAGTGCCAAGGCGCTTGATGAAGTCAGCACGACCTTGCGGCGTCTTGAGTTGGCTGTACTCCTTCTCAAGCTGGGCGCGACCTTCGTCCATCAGCTTGGAGGCGTTTTGCTTGACGTAGGCAGGGATGGCTGGCGCGTTCATCTCGGCTGCGGTCATGCCGACGTCCTCGGGGGAGAACGATCCAGCGCCAGTAGTTATGCCACCACCAGCAAATGCCCGAGTAAGACCGCCGTGGGCTTTGTCTTGCTCTTTTGCCAGCAAGTCAGGAGCCGCAACACCCATAGCGGCGGCAGTAGCGGCATCTTTTCGGAACGGGTCAAAGGCGGCAAAACGTGAGCGCGTGGTCTCTGGATTGAACACCGCAATTGTTGGGTAGTCGTCACCAGTTGACTCTCTCAGGCGCATTGAGTCATAGCCCTTGCTTTTTAGATACTCAACAACTGGCTTGGTCTCATACATCATGTAATTGCCACCAGCGTAAAGGTCTTGCAAATTTTTTGGGATGTCGTTCTTTTTGAAGAACCCATCCATTACATCCATATCAGTCTCTGGGTTGAATGTCCTATTGGCCTCAACCCTCAAAGGATAAACCGTCGAATGAATTCCGCTTGGGGAGCCGCGAGGGCCAAACTCGGACTCTGCCTCGGCTCTTGCTATTGCGCTCCTACGGTCGTATTCAGCATTGAACTCGTCACCCTTGAGGCGCTCAAGTTCATCGTCGTAATTTACATTGCGAGAACGAATGTCTCGGTACATATCGTCAGCAGATTTAATTTCTTGCTTGGCCTTATCGCCAGTTCGCTCTGTGTGTTTTCCTTTGCCAATCCACTTGTTTGCAAACTCTGGCGACTTGGTCACAAAAGCCAAGTTGTCGTCATACCCCGGCTTGAACGCTCCAGTGATGTCTTGCTTTGAGCCGTGATATGCATCCGTCTTAATGCCCATAGCGTTGGCTCGTTGCTTTGGCGTATTGCTCTTGGGTAGTCCGAGTCCGCCTTGGGCTGGAGGCAGGGCGGCGCGTTCTTGCGCCAGCTTGAGAGCATCAGCTTGGGGCGCGTCGTCAAACAGTTTATTCAGCGCCTTGCGTGCGCCTTTGACCACACGACCAGCGTCAGCCATGTGGAGCAGGCCGCCTTTGGCTTTGGTGATGTCCGCGTCCTTGACGTCGTATGTGCCACGGTTGCCAATGGCGGATTTGATTTTGGCTGGGTCAAAAACAATCACCTCCTTGTTGCCGCCGATGTTCACGATGACGGCATCATGCCCTTGAGAAATTAACTCATCTCGACGATTGAGGACATCTTGCAATGCGTCTGGCTGGTGCTTGTTAACGGCGGCAGCAGCGCGTTTTGCCCCTTCAATGTCGTTCCACTTGACTACGGCATTAGGGTCAAAACTTGGGTCTTTCATCATCCTGTTCCAATCACCCATTGCCAACCCCTCAAATTCTTTGTAAGGCATTTGGTATGGGTTTGTCACTTGGGCAAAGACAGGCATTACGTTTCCACCCTGCGCCCCCCAATCCTTGGCATATCTGCTGGCTTCTTGGGGGTTGTTGCTCAAAAAAGTTCCAAGAGCAGTGGTCAAGTTTTTTGTTTTTGCTCCAGCCTTGCTTGGGTCAAATTTTTGGATGTCTTCAGTCGTGCCGTGGTACAGCCTATCCTTGACCTTGCTGCCCTCCAGCATCTTGGCTAGGTTCGCCTCACGCTCTGCTGCGGGCAGAACGTCTTGGGAGAACAGGCGCTTGCCCACGTCCATTGCGGCCTTAGCCGTACTGGCCTTGCCGCCCTTTTGAAAGCTCATGGTCTTGAACGCTCCACCACCAGCGGCCATGTGGTGCTCGTGGATGGTCGCCTTGATCTTGGCCTGTATCTTGTCAAGGGCGGATGGCTCCTTGGTAGCTTCACCGCCTTCTTTGAATCCCTCACGCAGCAGGTGGCGGATGTACTCGTCATTGAGAACCTGACTGGGCAAGCCTTCACCCTCAAGACCCAGCGCAAGGTCATAGTACCCCGGCCCCTCAGCGCCTTTCATCTTGTAGTCTTTGCTCTTGCGCCTTTCGATAATGTCCTGCGCCCACGGGCCTTGGAATCGTTCTGGCTTTTTCTCCCTAAACTCCTTGTGCCAAGTGGGCAAGAATATCTCGGTGGGTACTGGTTCCATGTTGTATCCCAAGTCCTCGCCCTTGAGTAGCGTGGGAAAGCCGGGGTGCAGGTCGGGCCTGTTAACCGATTCCTTCTCAAGTCGGAACAGGCGCGGGCCAGCAGCAAACGTGTCTATGTCGCCGCCATACTCAGGGTGCAGCAGCGTTGGCTCCGTCTCCTTGATGAGCGTGTCGGTCGGCTTAAAAATGACGCCCTTGCCGCTTTTCTCGCCACCCAATGCGACGCCACCCTTCTTGGGCGGGATGCCTTGACCCATCATCAGGTCGGCCAGTGCGGCACGTTTCTCAAAGGTGTCCGCCTGCTTCCAGATGCCGGGATCGCGAATGCTTGCGCCCTCTCCAAAGTTCAAAGCTAGGTTGTGGTTGATCTTGGCCTCAAGCTCGGGAGATAGCTTGCCCTGCTTCATGGCCTCCATGAACTGGCGCTTGAGCTTGTCGAACACGACGGGGTTGGTTTTGAGTTGATTGGCCGAGCCGAGCATCGTAGTCCACGCGGTGTCAGGGGTTGCCAAGTTTTTAAGGCGGGAGGCCGTGCCCTCATCCATTACACCCCAGACATTACCCTTGTAAGCTGGGTCGGCTTCGCTGATAGCGGGGAAGTTTGCGCCGCCAATGTTGCCTCCACCCACTCGGGTGCGGTCAGCTTGAGTCGTGGTCACGCGCTTCATGCCGCGCTCCATGAGTTGACCCAGAGCCTCGGACGCCTTGGTCGGGGGCTGGGACTTGATGAGTTCAGCGGCCTTGCGTCCAGCGGCTGCACGGTCGGCTGCGGTCAGCAAGGTCTCTGCGGCTGGCTCCTCGGCCAGCAGCTTCTTGACTACGTTGAGTGCGCCCGCAACTGTTTTACGATCTGCCATTGTCTACACCGCGTAAGGGTTAACCCGCTCTTTGCGGGCATAAGCATAGTCATCATCGTCGTCATCATACCGAGGCTCAGGGTTGATGTCGAGGAAGTTCATGTCCTTGAGAAGACGTATAGCTTGGGTGGCCGAGTCTACATAGTCGTCGTGGGAGGAGTCAGGGAAGGCGCATATCTGGGAGAGGAAGCCCTCGCACCAGTCCTTGACGTAGCCCTTGCGCACGCCCGACTCAGGGAGCCAGACGCGGCCAGTGGCGAAGATCGACGCGGTGATCTGGAGGCGTTGCATCTTGTCTGCCTTGCCGGGGTTGTAGCCCCTGACAGGCAGGTGGGCCTGACGTAGCTCTTGGATCAGGGAGATGCCCGCAGCCTTGTCCTCCACCAGTATCAGGTCGGGGCGCTTGGCGTCCTTGCCCTCACCGTAGGACACCCGCCACTCCTCCAGCACCTTGGGCTTGAGCAGGGGGAAGGTGAGGTGCTCGGCCCAGCAGTCGATCAGCAGCACGGACATCGGGCCGTCCATTGGCTTGAACACACCCCACGTCGTCATGGCCGTCGGGTCGTTGTGCTCCTTGTCAGTGAAGGCGCAGTCGTAGCTCTGCACGATGTACTCAAAGCGGGGGAAGGGCTTGTCGGCAGGCCAGAGCTTGAACATATCGCGGGAGACGACCTTGCCGTCCTCCAGATCGACCAGCGTTCCCATCACCTCCTGCTCGTAGAGCTTCGACCCCTTGTACTGCTCCAGTTGGTTCTTGAAGGTGGGCGCGAGGTTGGCTGCGTTCTCATAGGTCGTGGCGCGGTCGATCACCACGTCGTCACCCTCCCGACCGACTAGGTCGAGGATCAAGTCCTTGGGCCGGGGCGTGGTGGTCACGATGACCCGTGGCGCTTCACCCAGACGCAGGCCGAACATCATCATGTCCCACGCCTCTTGGATGTAGTGGAAGGCGGCAAGCTCGTCGCACCATGCGAAGTGGAACTGAGGGCCACGCAGGCGCTCGTAGCTGTCGGCAGAGATGCCACGGATGGTCGAGCCGTTGACCAGCTTGATCTGGTGATCCTGCTTGTTGTAGTCCACCACCAGTTCTTTGGGGATCACTTGCAACAGTCCGCTCACGCCCTCAAAGCAGGTGAACTTCAGGTCGTTGGCAGTGGGAGCCAGCACCAGCCCTCGGCTGTTGGGGATCAGCCAGCACCACCACCACAGAGCCTCACTCGCCGAGCGGGTCTTCCCGGCTCCCCGGCCTGCCAGCATCATCCAGACAAGGTACGCCTGCTCAAGCGGCGGCGGTATCTGGTAGCTGTGGGCGCTCGACACCCATTTAGCGTGGGAGATGTAGGCAATGCGGTCGTGGACGGGCAGCGCGTCGAACTCGGCTGCGGTGTCCTCGTCGAGCATTTCAAGCATAAATGTCGCACCGAGAACAGGATTGAGGGCAGGTTGGGTAAAACCCCGCGTTTTTCGACACCATCAGGGGTCTTTCTGTTCTGATTGCGACATCAGCCCACACGCTTGGTCATCTCCATGTTGCGCATAAGCTCAAACAAGCGGGTCGATGTGGCGTCCTCGGTAGCGATGGGCGCTCCACCCTCCACGCCCTCTAGCGCCACGCGGTCGCCGTATTTCTTGGGCTTGAGCTTCATGGCCGTCCACTTGCGGGCTTCGATCCTGTTCTTCTGCCACTGGATATAGGCGCTGCTCAAGTCCATGCTTAGGACTTCCCCAGTCTTCTTGTCAATGAGCGGACTCAACTCTGGCCGCTCATCAGCGATCTGGATGATTTCGTCGGCCAAGGTGTCGGCCTGCTCTTCCCGTGCGCGGGCGTATTGCTCCGCAAACGAAGGATGGCGCAACAACCACTCGTAAACCGTAGACTGTGCTGGGAGCACTCCCGTCGTATCTGACCTCAGTATCTCTCTAAGGCTCATTCCCTCTGAGAGCATGATG